AATCTTGGTTGCTCGGCACGTTTACCACGCTGAACTCCAGAAGCGACCACTTGGAAATGACATTGCGTACATCATCGCCAAACTTTTTGAAGTCCCTGTCGGTTGGTTCACGCATCTCCAAGGGTATGAATCCAACCGAAAACGCTTTCAAGATTCCCTGTTGGAACAAATTGAAAATGGTGTCGGGTATCCATTCAACACTGCTTGGATGTCCTGTGGGTCGCTCTGCAAACTGCACTTCAGCAATGATGCCATCCGATTGCCGCTTCACTGACAAAGCCCGACCAACTGGCAAGCCGCCTTGGTCGTGGTTCAAAAGCACAACTGGATTCTTGCGGAAGTCTTTGAGATCAATCCCGCTTGGCAACAGCACTTCGCCATCACGATCAATGGATGTTGTGCTAATCCTCGCCACAACGGTTCGTGGCTTCATTGCCTTTGTATCTTTTTCGATTGTTACATCAAATAACGCGAGCCGCTTTTGTTCTGGGTCTTTGGTTTCTTTTTCTTCGATTGTTGTCAGCATAATATCCTCTATTTCCGTTGCTTTGTCCGTTTCCTTGTCAAACTGTTTCAGGTGATAATTTAGATGGGCTTGCACTTTCGTTCGCTCATCATCGGGCAAATCAACGCCGCCCCTTGCTCCTGCCATTGCTCCCTTTGCTGCTACTACGCCGTGGTACACCACCTTCATTTCTCCATCAACAATGTCATGGTGGGGCAACTTGTAAGAAGAAAGCACATCCATGTTGCTGCCGTCATACCAGCCGAATGCTTTGGCATACTTGTCCCAATCAACATTGCCATCAGAATCACTTGCCCAATTTCGCACTCGTACCCTTGCCTTATCCCCATCCCATTTCATTTCTTCAGGGGCTTTGGGGCTATCGACATTCTTTGGTACATCTCGTTGCTCCGCACTGTAGGTCGATGGATGTTCTTCACCTTCCATGCACCAACGCATATCATGTGAATCATCTGGTTGCATCAAGTGATAACCCGCAGGGCAATTTCCATCTTCATCGGGAAAAACTTTCAATTCATCACTCATCATCGCCATCCTTTTTCCATGTATATAAAATCTCATTTATTCTGCGAAGTATTCCCGACCCCCACTGCTCCTTGCAAAGGGTAGTCACCTCATCCAGTTGCCCACTCCATTCCATGTAAATTGCCTGTGGGTGTTCATCAAGTTGTTTGCATACGATCACGATGCGCGATGGTTTTTTAGCAGTCATGGCTATAAATCCCAACATTCTAGGCACCCCCTGTAATAATAACTGGCAAAAGGTCGCACATGCAATTCGGGTGAATCGGCGCGCCTTGTAGTTCACGGTAATCCGCAATCATTGTCTTTTTACCCTCAACCTCAACCTCTCCCTCAAAAGGAACCAGTGCAGTCTTCAATTCTAGGTTTTTCCCTTTCCACATTTTAGAAACCGCTTCGCAATAAACGCAGGCTTCAGGAGCGAGCAGGAACTCTTTGCCTCGAACCACTCCGCTTTGTTTCCATCCCTCAATCATTGCATTGGTTTGAGCAAAGGCTGTTTCAGTTCGGACGATTCTGTCGGCTTGGTACTTGTTGAATATGCCCTTGCCTTCTTCTTTCAAACCCCTCAACTTCTTGGACATCTGTTGCGGGTTCAAGCCATCCGCCACGCCTTGCCCAAGTATCTTGCTTATGCCGCGTTTGTGCGTTCCCGTTGCATACACGCTTACTTGGTTTGTTTGTTCAAGAAGGAATTGTTGAACGCGGGTGTTCTGCAAATCAAAGACGGTAGATGCCGCTTCTGGCAATCCTTCAGATGCAAAGCCGACCGTCACCGATTGAATAGCCGATGACCCTGCCGCTTCCGCTATTGCCGCTAAATTCCCGCCAACCGCGTATGCCATATCATCAGCCCAGATCGCCATTTGTTCTTCGTTCATTATCTGATCTATAACTCGATCATTGAACGCAACTGAAACGCTGCCCTTTGCGGATTTCATATTGCGTAGGCTTTTGATAATATCATCACCCATTTTGTTTTGGGCTTTGAAAACATCCTTCACGAATTTTGGGTCAGGAATTGGGTCATCATAAGTTTTGCTGCACCCGCAACCAAGTTCTTCTCCACCTAACCATAGACCCTTTTGCGACACTAATCTGGGCTGTTCTGGGTCTGCTGCTTTTGTTTGTATTTCTTCAGTAGGCGACTTGTCCAATTCACCAACCTGCACATCAGCGCCAACCAGGTCGAGTGGCATAATATCCAAGCGAATCATCGGTGTTTGTGATTCAGGCGTATCAAGTAGCGTCTGCCCTTCCATTTCTCGCACCTCGTCAACTGTGAATCCACTCTTAAGCATGGAAGCCCGCTCGTCAATCATGATTCGTTTGTCCTCGATGATCGGGTTGTCATGCACCAAGATCAGGCGATCAGACCACATCGAAACCAGTTGTTCATTCAATGTATCCTCGACCTTTTGAACCATCGGCATCACAGAGTTGCGAAGGAATGTAATGCTGCCCTCCTTGGCGTTGGCAAGGTTCACATCGTCGCTGGTTATAAGCGACTTAGGCACACCGAAAGCAATGGCGATCTTATCACGCAGGACATTGTCTTGCTCAACACTTTCTAGGTCACGCGGTGTTCTGCCGAGTGGGGTAATATCACCTTCGCCAGAAAGAATGGCAACATTCTCGCGGCGGTTGAATAGTTTGGAAAACATCTTTCGCCACTCGGTTCGAAATGCCCGCTTCTGGTCTACGCTCATGCCGTTCTTGGCGGTCACCACATAATCGGGTGAGCCGCCTTTGTTGTATATCCAGTCGATGAATGAAGCATGAGCAAACTCAGCGTCCACGGTTTTGATCCATGCTTCCAACGCGCCGAACCCACCAAGCGGGTCGAACGGGTCAAAGCATCTGAACCACAACACATCTTCGGGTTCAAAGGTTTTCTTGCTTGATCCTGTGCCGTATTGAAAACCCGATATGAACTTGTCTGCATCAGGCTGCACCTTCATGTACTGGGGCTGCATTCTCCAGATGCTTGTTGGTGGCTTATTGGGGTTGGGTTGCACCTTGGCATGGAATGAACGCCCAAAGATATCCATGTCTGCATAGATTGATTCTCGCCAACTGAACCCTTCAGTGTATTGGTTTACATTTGTGAGCAGCGTCAGCAATGGGTGATCGGTCAACTCGATCAGGTTTTCCATGTTGCCTCGAAGTTTGCCTTGTACCTTAACGCTTGGTGTTACGGACATTCGACCACGCAAGAATGCTCTGGTCGTTGCATCCAGGTCAATCGCACCAAGGTTTGATTTTCGCATCTGCTTGGGGTTGCCTATTGCATACAGCCTGAGTGGTATGTTTGCCGCCGTTTGACTTTTTACAGTCACGCATCGGTGAACCATCATGCCATATCGCTGCACCAAATCAGTTGCCGATATTCGATTGCCCATAGATACACGCGGCATCGTGCCGCCCGAACCAAAGATGGGTTCAAATATCTCGCGCTCAGATTCAATCGCCTTGTCTTGTCTATTCCAAAATGCCATCAGAGGTTTTCCCAACTTTCGTCTTCATCGTCGTACCAACTTTCGTTGGCGGTGTGTTCGTCGGTGGTGGTAATGTCCCTGCCAGCGGTCGCAGCATCAAGCGAAAGCGGGGTTCTAAGTATGCCATCAATTTCGACGCACGCATACCTGATCGCATCGCAACAGTGATCGTTCGACTTGACAGGCACATCCCGCACCTCGCCACCTGTTGTTTTCCATTCGTATGTTTCAAACTCTTGTATTGTGTTCTCGCAGTGCGGTTCAACCGTTAGCCTTGGTACACCATTTCCCGAAACCACCATGCGTGCTTGTACACTCTGGATGCCACTGAACACCTGATTGTTGGCTGGCTGAACATATAAGCCCGCATTCCGCATTCCCGCTATCAATGAAGCAGCCGATGGGTCAACAACAAACACTTCAACATCGTGCTGCTCATTCCACTGTTTGGCGTGTTCGATAACTTCAGGCTCCAATTGTTTTGTTTGATACCATTCGTCTGCAATGTGCAAATTTCCATCCCCATCTTGTTTGATAAGGATATGCACAGCGGGGTTGGTATACCCCGCATCAACACCAACGATGCAGCGGACAAAGTTATTGCTGTCTCTGTGGCGGACAAACTTGTGCCTGTCCCATCTATCAAAGATAATGCCCTCGCTTCCTACCCATTCGCCCAACACGAATCGCTTGTACGCCACGCCTGTAAACTCGTTCAGTGAGTCAATGTATTCTTGCGGTAGAAAGAAGTTGTCAGCCGACTTGGTTTGAATCACCCGACAGCCCTTCGCCGTTTTGAACCCTCTAGCCAGCCCAAACTTCTCAGCAAGGAAGTGGGTTGGCGATGCTGGGTTGCACGCTGCATACAACTGGTTGGGCAAACCTTCAACACTCACCCGAATGCGACCCATGAGTTGCGTGAAGTCATCTTTTGTGATTTCAACCGCTTCATCGCAAGCAACGCCTGTAAGACTGTATGAACCGATCTTTTCAGGGTCATCGAGTCCGAAGTATACAATTTCACCGCCCCCCTTGATCCGTATGATCTTCTCACTTTTGTTGTGGTCATAAGAGCCAAGCGGAAGCACAGGCGGGTTCATGCCATCTGGTTCGAGCAGGGTTCGTAATGTTGTTGCTTTCAGTGTCACCAAATGCTTCCTGCACAACCCTTCCCTAGCACCAACAACCGATGCCCTTGCCAACAACTTAAAGCAAAGGCTTCTCGACTTGCCCGCAGCAAAGGCGCCCGAATAAAGCACACATCGTTCGGTTGCGTGTAGGAACTCATCTTGCTTTGGTAGCAGTTTGTGTTCAATCTGTTTCATCCGCTCGCTTGAATATAACGGTTAGTCCACCATCGGAGTCACCTGTTATTCTATCAGCCACCTTGCCCTCAATTCTTTCCAACACTTCTCGCACAAATTGGTAGTTACCACTCAACGCTTGCTTCAGGATTTGTTCGGCTAGGATTTCCGCCACCTTCCTGCCACCATGTTCCTTTTCCAATGCTTCCTCGATGAGGGTGGTGATTCGCTTGCCTTTTGGTGCGCCTTTCGGATTCTTCACCTCTCCCTTTTGTATTCGATATTCGTTGCCCTCAATAAACTTGCCAGCACTGTCCCTGTTTTCATCTGCCATTAAATACCACCAATCGGTATTTTTATTATCGGGTTGATGTCATATCCCGCTTTCTTTTGTCTTTGCACCATGC